GTCGATTCTATGAACACGAAGCCCTTCTTATGCACTGTATTTAACGCACCAGTTTTGACCTCCAGCGCTCTATCAGGGAATTGAGCGCATAGCTTGCCATATTCTGAAACATGCAAATACTGATAAGTGCCTGATCGTAGCGACGTGCCCACACGAATAGACGAGCCGTTGCTAAACCCTAAGTCGCTTGCGCTGTCTTGAGTAGCAGAACGTGCATTTTTGATAAATTCAGGTAGATTGTCGTAGGCGTATTTGATCTTATCTTTGAAGAATTTGCTCGCATCATCTCTATTGTGAGCTATCACGCCGCAGTTGTAGTTATCGTTGAACAAGCAAGCATCTAGCATGAGTATCTGAATGAACGTTGTCATCCCAAGCTGGCGTGCTTTTAATATGATATTTTTTGAGTGCATATCACGCATAAACTGCAATTGCACGCGATTTGGCTTGAACAAGGTTTTAACGGCGTTAATATCTTTAATATAATAAAGATTGTTAAGACGCCATTCCCTATCTTTTAGCTGTTTTGCTAGTGCGCTGTAGTCAGTCAATGTTACTAGCTGCGTTCAGTATGCGTGCTAAGTCGCTATCGTCAGACTCGCCCAGCGTGATTTCTTGCGATTTGAGATCAGGCAGGTATTTGTTCAATAAACGTAAGCGCTGTTCATTAGATACTTTCAGTTTATCTAGGCTATTTTTAAAGAACTCATCAGTCTCATCTAGCTCTTCTATTTTATTAAGATTTTCAACAATGTGCTGAAGTCGACACTGTTCAGCCAATTGCTCACGTAAACCCTCTTTTCTTACTTCTCTATTTAACTGCGCTCTTGTTTTTGCCATGCTTTTTACTCTATTTTATTAGCTCATTATCACGCAAAACTTTCGGATACATGCCGCCGCACTTGGCAGATAAGTCAATCAGTGTGTTCTCTAATCGCTGAACAGCGTATTCAAGATAAGCTACTTTTTGCGTTAGTTCGCACGTCTTGCGCTTGCGTCGTGTTGTGATAGCGTCTTTTTTGCTATCTTCTATCGTTTTATCGTCATTCATGCTGCTTATACTCAATATCTGAATGATGAATAGTATAGCACGAAGCACTATGCACGCTCAAACTTTAAATATTTGCACGTTTTATGCAATTTATTTAAAATATACCCTTGCATTATCCAATAGCACATGTATAATACAATCATTGCTTAGATAAAAGTTGCTAAGTAAAAAGACAAAACAACAAAACAGGTGGATAAAATGAGTAACTTTAAGTCAGTCCAGTTAGAAAATGGCAATATACATGCTTATTATGAAAGCGGGAGCGAAGTCACAATATATCATAATGGCGATTATTCTTGCTCATATAACCATAATCTGTGCTTTGAGCGTCCGAGTCATAGCACTATAATAAAGGCACTGAGACCCAAGGGGAAAAATATCACTTTCGATATTTATTATGGAAATAAAGGAATTACTAAACTAGACAAGCATAAAACAAAAACAGGTGGATAAAAGAAAGTGAGAATTATGACAACAAGGCTAGGGGCTTAACATGAATAACACGCTAAAAAAAATACGTAAAGAAATGGGTGTGCGCTTATACCCAATAGGGTTTAAGTTTAAGCATTTACGCGGCAAAAAGATTTTGAGAGATAAGACGGTCATTGATTATGAAGCCACATTTAATAGTGAAGAAAAAATGGTTCGCTTTGAGTATGTCTTAGAATATGAATTTTTAGGGCAGACAATGAGAGAGCGAGTCATTCAGACAACGATTGATATAGCTACTAACAATGGGTGGGAAAATGAGGCTTGATAAACTTAAAGACGCGCTTGGCTTTCTTAGCGACTATGAAGTTATCGTGAAATGGCCGCTTTCACCCACAAAAACCAATATCGGCATGGCTAAACCTGATGACCATAACGACCAGATCACCATTATTTTTGGGGATGGTAGGATAAGCATTGTTCAATATACAGTGATGCCGTACCGCGTAAATACAATAGTAGATGAAAAATTGTCGTTCGATCAGCTAGAATATACTAAAAATCACATAGAAAAACACTTATAAAAAAGGTAACACAATGGCTTACAGTAAAAAAATGACGTATAAAGGCTATATTATACAATATGACCCGCCGCCGATAGGTGATCGTCGCCTTGATTACTCGTTTTATCATAAAGATTATGATGGAGCAGAAGATAGCGGCGACCCACGCTGTGGGCTAGGTGCAAGCGCAGAAGATTGCGTTAATCAAATTGAAGATATTGAAAACGAATTAAAAGGTGCTATTTATGAATAAGAAACCGTCAGAACAAGCAAAAGAAATGGGACTGCGAAGCCTGGCGCGAGTTGCCGAGCTATGCAACAAGCGACACGACACGCTTATACGCTGGCACAGAGATAACCCTCAATTGTTTAAAATGGTTTTGCAGGGCTGCGCCGTACAAGAAGGCGAATACTTACTAAAGCGCGACGTTATGACGTTGCTTGACACAATGTAGGATAAAATGGAAAAATTTTTAAAAGTATCTCAATGGCTATACCGACCTCCAGTTGAGGAGGGTACTTACTTGATATGTAAGGGCGAGGACGTGAACAACGATCCGCTGGCTATAGAGTCTTTTATGAAAGATAAGAATGGCAAATTAAAAACAAAAGATGGGTTTTTTGCTCACTGCTTTAACCCCAGTTTTATGTTTGCTAAAATAAATTTTTAAAACGGAGAAGGACCATGGAAAAAGAGCTAACACAAAAACAAATAATAGATAGAATTAAGATGCTTTGCATTGAAAATAAATACGCAGAGGCACTTGCACTAACAGCACATATAACCGTTTCACACGTTAAAATACGAGCGAAGCAATTATGTTTACAGCACCAGCAATTATGGTGCATTCAAGAAGAGGGCGCGGCATGAGACCTGTAGTATTTAGAGGTTGGGATTCATACGAAAATAAATGGCAGTATGGCGGCTTTGCAGAAATAGTTATCGAAGGCCAAGAGTCAGATTTTTTAATTATTAAGGACGATATGAACACTTTTAAAGTGGATCCGGATTCAATAGGCCAGTTTGCAGGTATTAGCCTGAACGGTGTCGATGTTTATGAGGGTGATTTTATTGGCGACGACGAGCTAGAATCTGAGGTGACATGGTGTAACATTGATCAACAATTCCAGTTCGGCATGTATGGAGGCGCGTCAGATATACCTTGCGATGCTTACGTTACTGGTAACTTTTTTGAGCAAGAACGCCTATAAAACTAACCCCCTTGCTTTTTACAGCGAAGGGGGGTAGACTTCTTATATTGCTTTGAACGTGTTATCGCACGATTTGATGCAAACAGTATAACAGGTACGGTTCACAGCTTCACAAAGCATGTAACCAATTATAATTCCTCTTTATACTTTTTGCAACAATCATATGCCACGTTTATAGCATCGGTTCATTAGATGCACGTACAGTTGACACCGAAAAACGCAACTGACCTGAGGTGAGAACCTAATATCTAGGCCAATAGGCTGTTTAGATGGTGAGCGTTCGTTAGCTGGAGTCAGCACCGACGGAAAAGTAATTCCGCTTTAAATATCGGTGGATTTAATTGACACTCTCATTTTCTAAGCAGCTTATAGGTAGCAAAATCCAAGCAATGACCTACCCCTGTCAACTTGGTCACATATTGGCGCATTTATGCGACCTGATTGTAATCACAGCCGGTAACAGGCCGATTATAGTTCTACAGTAAAATGTAGTGGTGTGGATCAGCTATTCAGTAAAGCCTAATAAGTATCTTGCTGGTACTTACCATGGTGTGGATAGTGGGGTACCTATGTCCTAAAGAAAGGCGGAGAAAATTATGTTCTTATTGAAACCCAGCAATTTTGAGGGTCAGGAAGTGTTAAAAGATATTTTAGAGTCTCAAAAAGCCCTTGCAGATTTAACAACTGATGAACTTTACAGATTATACAAAAGTCGCGATATAACTAGCAGGATATTTACAGCAGTTGAAAGTGAGATTTTAAGGAGGATTGATAAAGATGCTCACGGTTTTGCGGCCAAGAATGATAAGTGATAAAACAACTAAAAGACTTCTTTTTAATTCACACGATAAACAAAGGTTATTTATTATGAAACATGAAGAGCTAATAGCACAGTTTGTAAAAAGAAATTTATCTTTTGGCGTCAATGAGGACGGTGAAGTTTATTTGACCAAGTTAGTTGGGGATTTGATAGGCCATCACGAAGGCAATCACGTAGGCAATCACAAAGGCAGACACGAAGGCGATCACGAAGGCGATCACTACGGCGATCACGAAGGCTATCACGAAGGCAGACACGAAGGCTATCACGAAGGCGATCACTACGGCGATCATCGCGGCAGTCACAAAGGCGATCACTACGGCAAACACTATGGCCATCACGTAGGCAATCACAAAGGCAGACACGAAGGCGATCACGAAGGCAATCACGAAGGCAATCACTACGGCGATCACGAAGGCTATCACTACGGCAACCACGTAGGCTATCACGAAGGCGATCACTACGGCGATCATCGCGGCAGTCACAAAGGCAAACACGAAGGCCATCACTACGGCCATCACGAAGGCGATCACGTAGGCTATCACGAAGGCGATCACGAAGGCAATCACTACGGCGATCACGAAGGCTATCACTACGGCAACCACGTAGGCCATCACGAAGGCGATCACTACGGCGATCATCGCGGCAGTCACAAAGGCGATCACTACGGCAAACACTATGGCTATCACGAAGGCAACCACGTAGGCGATCACAAAGGCGATCACGAAGGCTATCACGAAGGCAATCACGTAGGCGATCACAAAGGCGATCACTACGGCAGACACGAAGGCGATCACGTAGGCGATCATCGCGGCTATCACAAAGGCGAGCAACTATGAAGCTGCGAGACTACCAGCAACGCGGAATACAACTAATAAAACAGGCAATGATAGACAGCAAGCAAGAAGGCAAGGCACGCAACACTTTACTTGCTGCGCCATGCGCTTACGGTAAGACGCTGACCGCCGCGTATTTATTAAAAGCGTATCAGGATGCTGGGAAGCGAGGCATTTTTATATGTGATCGCGTTAAGCTGGTTAATCAGAGTATTACTGCATTTGGTAAGCTGGGCTTAAACTTTGGTGTCATTCAGTCTTTCCACGAACTATACGACGCTAAAAAGCCTATACAAATAGCAAGCGCACAAAGCCTAGAGAATATGCGCGAATGGCCGCACGCTGATTTCGTTATCGTAGATGAATGCCACAGTTTGCGAAAATCTATTCGAGATAAAATGGAAGCGTGGACGGGAGTCCCTTTTCTTGGCTTATCAGCTACGCCATATAGCTCAGGTTTGGGTAACTATTTTAGCAAGCTAGTTGTGCCGATTGAGCCGCGAGAACTGCTAGAGCAGGGATACTTATGCCCTGTAGATTATTATGGGGGCAGAAAAGCCAGTTTAAAGGGTGTTAAAACCAAGAAGTTATCTACAGGTGGTAGCGATTATTTAGATTCTAGTTTGAAGGAAGCCGTTGAAAACGACGAAAAGTTAGCTGGCGACATAATAAAAAACTGGATCAAGCGAGCCAATGGACGCATGACTATTGCGTTTAGTCCGTCCGTCAAGCATTCCAAGCACCTAGTGGATTTGTTTAATGAAGCAGGCATTCCGGCAGTACATATTGATGGCTATATGACATCGGAACAGCAAGCAGATATTTATGAAGGCCATAGCCAAGGGGATTTTCTCATACTGTCATGCTCACGGCTTCTTAATACTGGATACGACGAGCCAAAAGTTTCATGCTTAATTGATTGTTACCCCACTAAGTCGATTATACAGTACGTTCAGCGTGCAGGCCGCGTTATGCGTACATCCGATGGAAAGGAAAATGCTATATACCTAGATCATGCTGGCAATGTGTCGCGTCATGGATTCGCTGAAGATATTGTGCCCGAAGAGCTGGACGACGAAACAAAAGAATACAACGAGCGAGAACTAACCAAGGATAAGAAAGAGCCGAAGATTAAGCAATGCCCCCAGTGCTATCAAGAAATGGCTGGGATTCGCTGCAATAAGTGCGGTTATGAAGTGCCGATCAAAGAGCAAATAGAAACAGACAACCAAGAGCTAGAGCAACTGTTAAGCGTGGATGCTAAGGCATGGCATAAGAAAACTACGCGAGAAGATAAAGAAAAGTTTTACGGCATGTTAAAACATTACGAAAAGCAGAAAGGGTACAAGGCAGGATGGGCGGCTCACAAGTTTAGAGAGCGATCCGGTGTATGGCCTAACAGCTACAAGTCGGCACCACCACAAGCACCTAACAAGGAATTTATGGGATACATAAAGCACTTAGCAATAAAAAGAAGGTACGCCGCGTGATAGACCAGTCAACAATAGAAGAAATAAAGCACAGGCTAAACATTATTGATGTTATTAACCGCCACGTACCAATAAAAAAACAAGGGAAAAACTATTCTGCGTGTTGCCCTTTTCATGATGAAAAAAACCCTTCATTCACTGTAAACGAAAACAAGCAATTTTTTTACTGCTTTGGGTGCGGTGCAAGTGGTGATCTTGTTGAGTTTTATCAGCGTTATAACGGCCTTTCGTTTACTGAAACTATTGCACAGCTATCGGTTATGGCAGGCGTTACAGTAAACAAAACGGGCTTGGTAATGATGCCAAAAAAGGTTAAGGATATGTTGGAGGATGATCGAATGATAATATTAATGGCTAATGAGTACGAAAAAACCGGAGTCAGGTTAAGCTATCAGGATAAGCAACGAAAGCGTTTAGCTCAAAGCCGATATGAGTCACTTGCAAAGCAATATAATATTCAGTGATACTTTTTGGATTGCCTATCATTATTAATGATTATTATTATTAAAAGCAATTTGTTAAGATATAACAACAAGCTAATTAGCAGGAAGGGGCCCAGCGGCCTTGGTTGCCGTTGTTATGCGTGACTACGGGGAAAGGTAATGAGTTTAGATTTTGATGTGTTGGTTAATGGTAGAAGGGTAGATACTGGGATATATATTATTACTGAGATTTGCTCACAGGGTAAGCCCAAATATTTGCACTTTAATAACTATAAAACAAATAAAAATAGCGTGATTGTACCCATTGAAGAAATAAAAAAGATACTTAATATCTAGCCACGAGCTTTGCTGAAATTGCAGCGTAGCGGAAATTTTCAGAAAGAGCGTATTGTTAGCTGTTTTTATTAAGAGGAAAAGCTATGAAAACCAGAATAATTAAAATAGAGAATACTTTAAATAACGTTGTTACCTATGAGCCACAAAAACGTTTCTTATTTATTTGGTTTAACGTTGGGCGAGGAAGAATATTCTATGACTTGGAAAGTGCTGAAAGATTTATAGATTTTGTATGCAAACAAAAAACTTATAGCGTTATCAAAGACAGCTAACCCTTGGCATAAAGCGCCGAGGCACGAGGTCGATTTTAATACCGTTGTTATACGGCTGTCAATTAAGAGGAAAATTAAATGGTTAAAAATATACAGATATTTATGCTTGGATTTTTAGTTAATTCCTGTTTGTGGCGGTTAGAGCAGGGGCATTTAACAGATATTGCATTCCCTGCGGTGCTTTCTGGTTTGTGCCTGTTGTTGATTGGCATTCAGAGTATTAAAAAAGCCTTATAACCATAGCTTTAAAGCGCGGCTGTAGGCTGCATAAAAAGAAACAGGGCAGCAACCGTCGATTTGAAAGCGGTTGTTATGTGTAATTTATTAGGAGTGTAAACATATGAAGACCATGAAACAAGTGCAGATGGATGTCTTTAATCGTTGTTACAAAAAAGATGGATGGCCTAAACCAGTATTTTCTTTTGCACCTGGTGTTGTTAGGTTGGCTAAAAATCAAAAAGAAATGGAAAGAATGCAAAATGAAGAGGTTAGAATGTTAAAAATTTCGGTAATGGGAGCTATTGTTTTTTTAGCAGCGATTATTGCTCTTTTCGAGAGCTACACATAACCCTTGGGTCACTGCGAGAACGAAGCGCAGCGCAGTGATTCCAGTGCAACCAGTTGTTATGCGCTTACTACTTAAACTAAATAGGAATTTATTATGAAAGATACAAAAAATTTAACTATGGTAAGCGGCGACGATCTAAGCGGCAACAAAAAGATAGCTATAGCCGCAGAATTTAGCGCCCTAAAGGAGGGTATTAACCAGAATAACGAGCTAAGAGATCGCTTAATTGAAAGTAGCGACGCAGTTGAAGATGAAGCCATTAAGGTTATTGATGCAATGGGACTTGCTTTTGACCAAAAGACAGAATCTATAGAGGCTATGCGGAGCTGGAGAAAAACCATAGTTACTGAATCAAGCCAAGCTATCAATGCTATAAACGCCTGCGCTAAAGCGGTTGCCCCCGAAAAGCTAGCGGAACTTCGTGAGTTTGTTGATCTTGTAGAGCGGCTAAACAAAGTAGACCCCAACATTCTAGTCGGGAAGCTGTTTGACGGCGCATAACCTATTAATGTGCTGCGGCACGAGATAACCAAGAAGGGCGGTGCAGTATGGCCGTCAGAACTATTACGTTGTTATACGGCTAATTAACTATGGGGTGATAAAAAATGAGCACTATGAATAAAATACCAGAAAAAATAGTTTTTTGCGGAAAGCAGTATGTATTGATGGAAGAGCGGGAAAATAATTTCTACCGAGCGCTGATACTCCCTTGCAACGGTGGTGCACCTATCTGGATTAGCAATGAACAAGTCGGGAAACTTGAAGCCGTATAACACTGTAATTATACGTCGCAACAAAAGCGTCGCTATGACGTATATCTACAGCTTAAAATATTAACTTTAACAATTTTAACAACTTAAACTAACCGACGTGTTTAATTGCGTCAAAGAGGAAAAAACAATGGGCAAAATAGGTGTATCACTAAACATTGACGTAACAAAGATTGACAAGAAAAAGTTATTTTCTGGTGCTAAGGGCACTTACCTTGATGCGGTCGTGTTTGTTAGTCCTAATGAAGCAGATCAATATGGTAACAATGGGATGATTACCCAAGCCGTTAAGCAGGGCGAGGATAAAAATAGCGGTGCAATACTTGGTAATTGCAAGGTATTCTGGCGTGAAGATGGGCAGCAACAACCGCAACAACCGCAACAACCGCAACAACCGCAAGGGCAATTTGACGATGATATACCGTTCTAAAAAGGGCCGTTACGTTTTAACCAGAGAAGATATAGCGTTTACAATGGAGCTATTAAGCGAAGGCATAAGCATGGACACTATTGCTTATGCTGTTTTTGGTATATCGTAGCGAACATTATCCGATAAAATAAGAGGCTGGAAGCATGGCAGAATTTTGGATAGTTAATAGCAAGGCAAGCGCGGAAGCACTAAAGGCGCAAATAGATAAAGACTTTGCAAAACACGGTTATACAAAGTACACTGTTGCTCATGGTATAAGCGCCAAGCAATTTAGCTCGTTGCATGTTTATTGCCAGCAATGTGCAGACATTTTGAATGCGGCAGGTATAGACATCAAGGCAACTACCGACGCTATGCGAGAAGGCTTTAGCATAAACCACACAAAAGATACGTTTAAGGAGATGTTTTACAAGCCTATTTTGTCAGCGGTTGAAAATAAAAGCTCTACAAAAGACCAAACAACAAAAGACCCAGACAAAATTGTTACTATTATATCTAAAATATTTGCTGAAAAGTTTGGTGTTGTTGCCCCCGAATGGCCTACACAAAGGAAAAAACAATGATACATTTAATGCGATTTGCTAATAGCAAGATGGGTACGTTTGGCGAGCTTTATATTAAAGATCAGTTTTTTTGTTATACAGTCGAACGACCTTGGTTAGATAATGCACCGTACAAGTCCTGCATTCCTACAGGTGTTTATGATGTAAAGCTAGGCAGATACAATCGCGGCAAATACGACGCTTACGAGATATTAAACGTGCCTAATAGGACGCATATAAAAATCCACAAAGGCAATACAATGGATGATGTTGTCGGTTGTATTGCAACGGGCAACGAGCTTGGTTGCATTAAGCGAAAGTGGGCGGTATTAAATAGCGGCGTTACCTATATTAAGTTTATGGATGCTATGGAAGGTATTGAAAATACGTCTATTGTAATAACGTGAACAAAGCTGAAAAAGAACATCGAAATAAAGTTGCAGCTTTGGGCTGTTGGGCTTGCAGAAAAATTGGATACTATGATACCCCAGCAGAGATACATCATGTATCAAAAGGAGTAGGTAAAGGCCAGCGTGCCAGTAATTACGAGGTTATTCCTTTATGCCCTCATCATCATCGCACCGGCGGTTACGGCGAGGCTATCCACGCTGGACGCAAGGCATGGGAAAAAAAGTTTGGTGACGAGCTAGAACTATTGGAAGAAGTCAGGCAAGAGGTTGGTTACTATGGCTAGTGAACACGACATACAAGTTTCATTGATGCAATGGTTAAAATTGAAACACCCGTATGCGGAAAGCCTAACATACGCTACACCAAACGCGGCCAAGAGAACTCCTCGGCAGGGCGCATACATGAAGGCGGAGGGATTAAAAGCAGGCGTGCCGGATATATGCATGGCCTTGCCTAAAGGCGAGTATGGTGGGCTTTATATTGAGCTAAAGAAAGAAGGCGGAAGGGCTACAGTTGCACAGAATGAGTGGCTCGACAGGCTTTCAAACGCTGGAAATAAAGCCGTATTATGCGTTGGCTTTACCGAAGCAGCAAACACTATAGATGAATACTTAGGAGCTTAACATGAGTTGGTTAAATTTTTTTACTGGTGGCATTACAAAGTCTATCGAAAACATTGCGTCTGAGTGGATAGAGACAGACCTAGAAAGCGCAGAGGCTAAGGCGTTAATGGTTAAAACGCTTGACCCTAACGGAAAAATGCGCCGCGACCTTTCAAAATTTGCTTGCATTATGTATGCTATATACCTTGTGCCTACAATGATTTTAGTCCTAACGGCCTCTTTTGGCGTTGGCAATGTTGAAGGAGCTGGCAAGGCTATGAGCATGTTAAGCGAATTGTTTTTGCCTATCACGTCAGCATGGGGCGCTATTGTAGGTGCAAGTTTTGGAGTCAACGGTGTAAACGCACACAAACAAAAATGAGGGTAAGCAATGTCAACAACAAAACCAATCAAAAAAAAGACGCGACTAGATCGACCTGTTGCAAAAAAAGGCAAGTCTAAAAGTTCTAAAAAAAAGAATACAGACATTGCCAGCATTGAAACGCACGACGGTCCTAAGTTAAAGATAAAATAATGGCTTTATATATCGTTGTTTTTTCTGTCGTTATTATGGCTGTTTATGCGACTAATAAATGGGAGGCTGTAATTGCCTCCGGTTTTCTTATATTGCTTGAGTATATAACAGCATACTATAATCACGACGAGTTTATTTATTACAATAATTTACTAATAAGTTATGCGGTTATATCTTCATTGCTTGCATACGTGACACTTAATACCACATTCCTATCTGTTTACGCATATATTGTTTATTCATTCTTTTACGCCTATCTTGCTTTTCAAGATACTCTTGTTGAGCTTGGTGTTACAATTGGGCAAGATTTTATAGCAGAACATTACAGTGTGATAATGCTTTGCTGTCTTGCTCTTCTGGTGTATTTGGTGATATATGATAGAATGGTTATATGTACGCGCAGAATTGTTTTATCTATGCGCTAGTTTTTCAGTTCTCTTTATTGCCATAGCAAGGCTTCTGTATGAGTGCCACATTACAAGATATAAAAGACATCTACGACAAGATCGAAGAGCATCGCAAATTCACTTACGAGAAGATAGAAAAGCAGCGGAGCGAGATGCACACGGAGATTGCAACACCACTAAACAATCTTACCGCTAAACTAGGGGAGGTTGTTGTATCTTTTGACTCGCACCAGAAAGCAATGGAGAAACTGGAAAAGGCGCAGCTTAAAACTACTGAACGACTTGAAAATGCACAGGCCGCGCAAGCAATAGAGATTACAAAGATACGAGAAGATCACACGGATTTTAGATTGCAAATAGGATTAGTCGTGAAAGAAATTAGCACTACGCAAAAAGGCTTTCTAGGAGTGCTAAATAAGATTGGCGTGCCGTTACTTCTTGCCTTGCAGTCCGCAGCAGCCGCTTTAATTTACCTTAAAATGAATGGCTAAAATTCCAGCTTGGCGTATTTAAAATCGTTATGATAGCTGCTAACCTTTACGCCTGAATCGTCGCGTAAACTACCCTCGAAGAAATCTAGCCTTTCAAAGCTAACCGTGTATTCCGTTTCTACGTCGCCTCGGCATATTAAATAAAGCCCCTCTTCTGTCGGCTTATCGTAAGACCAGTTTTTAATTTTGTTAATCATGCCTTATTGCCTCTTGTAATAAATACGCCAGTGTCTACATTAAAATACGCCGCTATTAAATCTACCGAAGAAATCATTACATCAGCGTCGCCACGCTTCATACGTGATATAGTGTAAGGCGTAAGGCCGGTAGCTGTCGCAATATCTTTCTGAGACACACCCCTTTCATTTTTGTAAATATCAATAGATTTTCCTAAACTTAACATGCTGTACCCTCATATAGTGTTGGTTCATTATATTTGCTTATTGGAAATATATCAACGTTTATTGTTCTTTATGTTGACAGGGCATAATTTATTGTTTATTATTTACAAAAATACAAACAGGCAGGTGGAAAATGAAATACGTAGTAGAGTTTGATGGATGTTTTTACAGTGGAACACTACAAAGCATTCGTGACCTTATTGAAGGTTACTCGGCAAAAGTAGAAATTATTAATTGTGGTACTTATTATCAAATAGATTTGCTAGAGTTTGACGATATTGAAAATGCTTACTTTGTTGGCGAATCAGTAAAAGCGTGTAAATTGGAAGAGCTTTAGATGACACTGACAGGTAATGACGATTTGTACGTTATCCTCGGGGATAAGGATGCAGCTGATAAATTCGCTTATTTAAAAGGCCACTTTGATAACCAAGTGGTTTTTAAAAAAGATGCTCTCGAACTAATGATGGAAAAAGTAAAAAAGCTACGCAAAAAATATAAGAATTTACGCATAGCCAGGCTACAAATAATTGAGTGAGAAAACCTTATCGAGTGGTTTGCGTGAATCACCCTCACGCAAACGAGATTGTTTATAGGCTTTATGATTCTACGCATTGCATCAAGTCGGCGGTGTTTAGTTTAAGTGATGGTGAAACTCTTAGCATACCGCTAAGGTACGTTGAGAAATTATTTCCCCTGTGCGCTAATGATGGCGCAATTAGCCGCAGCTAGTACAGTGCGGCATTTTTTATAACAAACATAAACGGGATTAAAATGAATACTAAAAACGACAATGCAAAAATTATTGAGCCTTACGTTAAAACAATTGGAGGCCGAAAAACGATTATTGATCGCGCTTACTTGTTGGACGGTAGACCGCAAACTTTTAGCGAGTTGAGCAACAAAGAATTTATAAAAATCATAGGGGGAAAAAATGAACAAAGAAGAGTTAATAGCTAAGTTCATAAAAGACAATCTATCTTTTGATGTCGATGAAAACTGTGAAGTTTATTTGACCAAGTTATGTGGGGATTTGATAGGCAAACACGAAGGCCATCACTACGGCCATCACGAAGGCGATCACTACGGCGATCACTACGGCAATCACGAAGGCTATCACGAAGGCGATCACGAAGGCTATCACTACGGCAATCACGTAGGCTATCACGAAGGCCATCACTACGGCAGACACGAAGGCAATCACTACGGCCATCACGAAGGCAATCACTACGGCCATCACGAAGGCGATCACTACGGCCATAACGAAGGCAATCACAAAGGCGATCACTACGGCAAACACTACGGCGATCACGTAGGCGATCACAAAGGCAACCACGTAGGCGATCACAAAGGCAGACACGAAGGCGATCACAAAGGCGATCACGTAGGCGATCACAAAGGCTTTCGCAAAGGGGAAAAAAAATGAGCAAACTACTATATATTCAACAAGAATTAAAAGCGCCTAAAGGCCAATACAATAATTTTGGCAAATACAAATATAGAAATTGTGAAGATATACTTGAGGCGTTAAAAGCACCGCTCAAAGAGGTGGAGTGCTATGTGGCGTTGTCCGACAAAATAGTAATGGTAGGTGATAGAATCTATGTAGAGGCAACGGCAGGCCTATACCATAATGAAATTTGCTTACAATCCACAACCGCATATGCACGCGAGCCTGTTGCCAAGAAAGGTATGGACGAGTCGCAAATAACTGGTGCAGCGTCATCGTATGCACGAAAGTATGCGCTAAACGGTTTATTCGCTATTGACGATACAAAGGATGCAGATAGTAACGATAACAGTCAAGAGCAAACGTTAATTAGCAAAGAGCAACTAAGCGAGCTATCCCCCTATTGCATGGATATCAGCCCAGAAGGTCAAGAGTTAAACGATCTAGGTAAGCGAGTGACTGCGGCATATAAAGTTAAAACACTAGACAAGCTACCTGCTAATGTATTTAATAATGTTATGGCAAGGCTGCAAAATGAAAATAATCAATGACATTGACCAAAGTAGCGACGAATGGCTAAACCATAGATTACGTTTTGTCACTGCATCACGATTTAAGGATGTTATGGCAAAGGGGCAGGGAAAAAACCGACGCGCATATATGATGGAAATTGCAGCGGAGATTGTTAGCGGAGAAAGACAACCACACTTTAGCTCGGACGCTATGGAGTGGGGCACACAAACAGAACCGCAAGCAAGGTCGATGTATGAGTTTATGAGCGGTAACACTGTTGAGCAGATAGCGTTTGCGTATTTTGAAAATAAAAACGTAGGATGCTCGCCGGATGGTTTAGTGGGTGTTGACGGGCTTGTAGAATTTAAATGCCCCAACACTAAAACGCAAATAGAAACCTACTTATCAGGCAAAATGCCATCAGGTCACATGGCGCAAGTGCAAGGCCAGATGTGGGTAATGGATCGACAATGGTGCGACTTTGTTTCTTTCGACCCGCGCATCAATACATCGGAATCATACTTTGTTCAGCGAATAGTGCGCGACGACAGCTACATTAAAGAACTCGAAAAAGCGTGTGACGCATTCCTTTGCGACTTGGATAGCATGGTAAAGTCTTTAAATTAAACTTGCTCTACGACAATCAAGGATGATGATGTGCGCTCCGAACCTGTATGGTCAATATCACCTACCGTTCTATTGTTGTATAGCGTTTGTGTATTGTTTACAGTTATAAACACCTTATAAGTAATAGCGCTTGTGGTATTAGGCGAATCTAAATACTGCCCCGTCCATGAGTCCATTGTTGAATCGGCGTTTCCCGTCCAGTAACCTTGCGCCAACATTCCGCGCCCTATCGGCCTAGCGCCAGCCGCTGCCGGATTGCCAATATAAGAAGAGTCACGCTTAAATCCAAAAGCTGTTTCGTGGGAATATGTAGAAGAGCCTTCACCATTCCATGCACCCATTAACAAAAACTTACTACTAGCCGACTGCGGAGTAATGGTTAAAGTCAAACCTGTTATTTCTGCTGGCGTGTTTGCTGTTAATGATTGACTGCTAGTCGTCGTAACATCAACGCTATGAAAAATAACTTTTGACTTTGTATTGGCTAACGTTGTATTAGCAGTGATAGATGTTTGTATGTCAGCCGTTACATTATCAAGGTAGTTTGCTTTTGTTGCCGAGTCTGCTAAATCTCTTGCTAAAGTCATACTTTCCCCCTATGGCTTTTCAGGCCAAACAACGTTGTTAATAGAATTGTAATTTTCTGTAATATCGCGCAACGCGCGGCGATAATCTTTTTGATCTACAGTCATTACTTTGTCAGTTAAAGCCCACCAATCCGTCTCGGCAATGCGCTTATTGCGTTCAGCTTTCAGCGCGTTAAGGTCTGCTTCTGCCTGTAGCTCGTCGCATAGCTCTTGCACTGCTTCAAAGTCAATTGAATCTGTTATTTCTTCGCTACCTTCGAGAATCTGTAATCCATCTTCTGTATCTAAAATAGCAGTAACATTAGGGTATAAATTATAAATAGCTTCGTGTTGCATTATACAAACTCCAAAATAATTAATGATGATGTTGTGCGTTCATAGGCTGTCACATTGCCATCGACTACCGTTCTATTGTTGTATAGCGTTTGTGTATAGTCTGTTGTTATAAACACCTTATAAGTAATAGCGCTTGTAGTATTAGGGGAATCTAAATACTGCCCTGTCCATGAATCCATTGTTGAATCGGCGTTTGCGTCATGCCAGCCCTGAGACAATACCCCACGCCCTATTGTTCTAGATCCATCTGCTGCGGGATTGCCAATATATGAAGAATCTCGCTTAAAGCCAAAGGCTAACGCATTTGCATACTGTGAGTTACTTCCTTCACCATTCCACACTGCCATTAGTAAAAACTTACTACTAGCAGACTGTGGCGTAATAGTTAATGTTAAGCCTGTTATTTCTGCTGGCGTACCTGCTGTTAATGATTGGCTGCTCGTAGTTGTCACATCGACGCTATGGACTAAAGTGTTAGGTGGTGCAATTGGTTCAAACCTGCTATTGCTACTATTGTATGCTAAATACTGTCCATTAGATACGCCAGAAGTTGTAACGTCGCTTAAATCGTTTAATGAGCTAGTAGTTGGTTCAAACCTAGCATTGCTAGTGTTATATGCTAAATGCTGCCCGTTGGTAATTCCTGCTGTTGTTGCGTCAGATAAAGAATTTACACTTATCCCGCTTAATTGAAATGCACCATAGCCAACAATATCTACAGTATCGCCAGCCGCTGCGCCTGCGCTTAATACAATGCTAGTGCCGCTAGTAGCGGTGAAATCTGTGCCTAACACTAATTTAACGCCGTTTAAGTAAACATCAACGTATGAGCCATCGTACACCGCTGTAAACGTAGTTTGACCTGCTGTTGCTACATAGCTATATCTTTCCGATGTACCATTGATAGACGAACCTGCCGGCACAAAACCGCTACCATCGTACACTTTCATAACGCTATTAGCAGTATCAAACCATAGTTCACCAGCGCCAGGGCTTGAAGGTGCAACCGCCGATATAGTATAAACATCGCTACTATCTAATGTGAAAGTAGATTTTAAACCATTCCCAGCAGCGTTTACTTGCCAAAATGCGTTCGCTTCCAAGTCAGGCAATGCAATACCGCTTGCATTGTGTGCGGATTCTTGAAACCTTGGCGCAAGTGAAATAGCTTCTTTTGCTTGCTTGGCAATACTTAGTGAGCGGTCAAAATCATTATCGACTATATCAGGGTCGAATTTACCACCCACTTTATAATCAGTTGCCCTAGTATCCGCAACATTAGAAATGATAGTAATTCTATCGCCAGCCGTTGCGCCAGTGCTTAGGGTAATACTACCGCCTTGGTTTGCGTCTTGGTCTGCATTTACTGTTACCGTATAAGCCACTGTAAGATATGCGGCATCGTTAAATGATACGCCAGTTGGCGTTTTATATACTTTAACGTCTGTTATTCCGAACACTCGAAAGCTAAACGTAAATACCGTTTGTCCCGCTGTTGCTGTGTATTCTTCACGTAAGTCTGCTGTTGATACTGTCATATTAGTTTACCTTAGTGGTAGGTCTGCCGATGGTGTGAACCAGCGTTCTTGGTCATATTCCTTTTGTCTTTTTCGCTCTCTGCGCCTAAATCTTTGCTCTGCTTTAGGGTCTGCCTGTGTTTCTAGCCAATCCATAAAAGAATTTTGAATCATTTTTGTTTGCCATATTTTAGGCTGTAATTGCTTGGCAAGCTGTACAGTTTCGCCAGCAAACCCCGTTTCTTCACCGTCTGCTAATTCTTGTACGTTACCTACTATATAATCCATGATAACATCATCAACAAGCCCAATCTTTGGACCCGCTATAGTTTCGGCAAAAGAGCCGCCAAAACGGTTTTGATCTGAAAAAAGAAAGTCGCCAAGCAAAGGTATGCCCCCGCCTTGCATTGCTGCTGCTTTAAAAAAATCGCCATCAATTAAACTGTTACCGTCTCTATCCATGCCTCTAGGCTCTCTGCCAGCAATAACGTCTTTTGCTTGAATTACTAAACCGCCTAAAATAGTAGTAGTGCCAAACAAAGCCGTAGCGTAAGCTAGTTTACTTTGCAGCGTTTGTTGCGCCATCATTCGTGTTACGTGCGTAGTAAGCAAGGTAATGGGAAAGGATTTCATATTCATAATAGAGCGCCACGCTTGACCTTTTACAGTGCCTCTCTCAAGCCCTGCCGTTGTAAATCCACGAACTCTATTATCAGGTGTTGGTACTGCAAAATCCATTTCGCTGAAAACCATTTGTCTAAACTTTTCTGAACCCTCAGCCGTAAAATCTGCATAAGGTGCGCCACCCTGCATCATTGGCTTGTTAGCTCTAAACGTATCCCAGTCCTTTGAATCAATGCCGTACTCCTCAAGCATCCTTACTGTTTTCTTGTCGAGCTTACCATAAGGCTTTTGGAATTGATCAAACAAAAAAGCCGACATTTCCATACCGAAAGCGTGCCGACCTGCTTCCGTCCACGCTTCCAGGCCCGACGCACGTATAACAAACTCAGCTGTTTTTGCGCTTCTGCCTACGCCGTAAATATCAGCCCATCTATTAGCAGAGTGCGCCCTATTGGTTGCTGATTCTGCGCCTAAACCTAGTCGCATAGCAAACAAAGTGTCGCCTTGCGTAGCAGACATTTTTAACTGTCTATTAATGACGTTCAATGAAGATATGCCGCGATAATACGACGTAACGCCTTG